GGTTTCATTTTTTTCTCCGTGGTTTTCGTTCTTTACCATTATACATTACTATGGCTGTTGCCTATTGTCAACATAAAAAACACATTTTTATTGATTTTATTTGTTAGATGTTCTTGATGGTTGTGGAATGTATAGAATGAGTGTATTATCTACAATCAGGAGATGATGATGCCTATACCTAAACCAAAAGCAGGTGAGTCAGAATCAGATTTCATGGGGCGATGCATGGACAATGTTTCTATGCAAGCTGAGTATCCTACAAACAGCCAAAGGGTTGCCGTTTGTCTCAGCAGTTTCAACGATGGCGGTAAGAAGGATGCTAAAATGGATGTTGAAATAGTTGAAGATGATTATCAGGATGAAGTAAAATTCGTAGATAATGGTCAGCTTGATTTAGAATGTGAATTTGAAGTCAAGGCTTATGATGATGACGATGATGATGAGAACAAGGGAATGTTCTCTGGCTACGCATCAGTTTTTGGAAACAAAGATTTAGGCAATGATGTTGTACAAGCTGGTGCGTTTCGAAAATCATTAAGGGCAAAAGGTCCGAAAAAAATTAAGATGCTTTTCCAGCATGATACTAAAGAGCCAATAGGCGTTTACACAAAAATTAAAGAAGATGGTAATGGTCTTTATGTCGAAGGCAAACTTGCTATGGCAACACAAAGAGGAAAAGATGTTTATGAGCTTATGAAGATGGGTGCTATAGATGGCTTATCAGTAGGCTATAGAGTAGATGCAAAAGGCTACAGCTATGATGATCGTGGCAAAAAGCGGATTCTCAAAGAAGTAGACCTTATGGAAATTTCTGCCGTCACTTTCCCAATGAACCCAAAGGCAAGGGTATCAGCGGTGAAAGCTGAGGATAGAACGATTCGTGATTGGGAAACATTCCTTCGGGATGAAGGCGGTCTTTCCAGAACCGAATCAAAAGTAGCGGCATCCGCCGTTTCAAAGGCTTTAGACCAGCGAGAGGTTGGCGATGAGCAATCAGAGGTAATGTCAAGCATTGCCAAACTTACCACAATCCTAAAAGGAGACTGAAGATGTCGGAAGATATCAAAACCGCAGTCGAGGGTATCGCCGTTGCTTTTGAAGAGTTCAAGGCTACAAATGATGCTCGTTTGGCTGAAATTGAAAAGAAGGGTGCGTCCGATCCCTTGGTTGATGAAAAGCTGAAAAACATTGAGGCTGATCTCGACCGTTTTGAGGACATCAACCAGAAGCTAACACTTGCTCAAGAGCAAACTAAGTCAATGGAAGAAAAGCTGGAAAGCATGGAAACCATGCTGAAGCGTCCTGAAGCTGGCTTAGATACCAAGTCTGATGACATGGAAATGAAGCTGTTTGATAAGTGGATGCGTCATGGCGAAAAGGGCATGGATGTTGAAGAAGTCAAGGCATTAACAGTAAGTGATGATTCACAAGCTGGTTTCTTAGCCCCACCTGAGTACGTCAATGAGTTGATTAAAACGATTACTGAAATTTCACCTATGCGTCAAATTGCTCGTGTACGTGCAACAACTCAGAAATCAATCCAGATGCCATCTCGTACAGCAACTTTCTCTGCCGCTTGGGTGTCAGAGCAAGGCACACGTTCTGAGACAACTGGTTACACAACTCAGCTAGAAGAAATCCCAACACATGAGCAATATGCTCTAGTTGATATTTCATCACAAATGCTTGAGGATTCTGTGTTCAACCTTGAGGCAGAGATGAACAGCGAGTTCGCTACACAGTTCGCCAAGAATGAAGGCAACGCTTTTATTGCTGGTGATTCAGTAGGGAAACCAGAGGGTGTCACAACCAATAGCGATGTTGGCACAACAAACTCTGGCTCTGGAACAGCTTTGACAGGTGATGGGTTGATTGGCTTGGTTCATGATATCAAAAGTGAATATGGTAGAAATGCCACATTCATTTTCAATCGTTCAACATTGGCGGATATCCGCAAGTTGAAAGATACCGCTGGTCAGTATGTATTCCAAGCTGGGATGATGCTCACCGCTGGTGTTCCAAACACAATCCTTGGCTATCCATACGTTGAAATGCCAGATATGCCAGATGTTGCTTCTTCAGCGAAGCCAGTTGCATTTGGTGACTTTAGCCGTGGTTACATGATTGTTGACCGTGTAGCACTTAGCATCTTGCGTGATCCATTCACACAAGCCACAAGTGGTAACGTCCGTTATGTAGCTAGAGCAAGAGTGGGTGGTCAAGTCGTATTGGCTGAAGCCCTCCGCACTCAAACCATTAGCGCATAAGGGAGAGTCAAATGAAAGACTTAACAAACTCAATTAGTCCAGCAGTTTCACTGGCAGCGGCTGTCCGTACGGCGGCAGCTAACGGTACAGGTGTTGACTTGCAAGGCTATGAATCAGCAACCGTAATTGTGGATGTTGGTGCAGAAGGTGATACACTTTCATCTTCAGTGCATTTTGAGATTTCATTGGAGGAATCTGATGATAACTCAACATTCACAGATGTTGTACAGGCAGATATCATTGATGGTACTATTGCCGCAGATGGCATTTTCCTCAAGTTAGATGGTACAGCTGGTGGCGATCCAGATACCGCAGGTGGAATTTTCCGTGTAGGCTATCGTGGAAGCAAGCGATATATTCGTGTTGTACTTGCGAAGACAGGCTCACATTCAAACGGTACGCCTATCGGTGCAATGGTTATCCGTGGTCATGCTCGTCATACTGGCGATAATGCCTTTACAGCGCATAACGCTTAAAAAAGTAGGAGGCATCTCTTTCTGGGGATGCCTCTTTCAAACATAGGAGCATCATATGGCGATAGTAATGACACATTCTGCGAAAGGTTCTGCTAATATGTATGGCAGCGAAACACGAATGTATGTAGCTGGTGAGCAGTTAATCACAGATGCGCCTTGGCAACAGGCTCTTGCAGATAATTTTATTGCCGCTGGGCTTGCAAGAGAAACAAAGGTAGTCTCACCTACCGAAACCAAAGAGATTGCGCCTGAGAGGGCTAGAAACGCCGATGGAACGCTAATTGGTGATGACCCCACAACCCCAGATGTCAACGAGGCATGGAAGGGCGGCAAATCCCCTAAAAAATCCAAAAAGTAAGATTGGTTGAAAAATGGCTAGAGGTGTAACAACTGCCTTAAACACGCAACTCACATCTACGAGTTTGCGTCCTTTTTTTGCGATTAATCTTGATTTCAGTGGCGGTGCATTTGCAACTTGGACAGGTTATGGAGATATAACCTTTGACAGCACTACGTTTATCGGTACTGGAGAGCTTTTGAACATTGATGGATTGCGTGAGTCAAGTGCGGTTCAAGCTGATGGCGTTACTATTGTTTTGAATGGCTTAGACAGTGCTTTGGTTTCTGCGGCAATAACAGAAAATTATCAGGGCAGGAAGGCAACTATCTATGTTGGCACTATCAGTGATGCTGGTTCAGTAACATCAGACCCCTATAAAGTATTCATTGGTCGTATGGATACGATGTCCATTCATGATGATGGAGAGCGAGCGACCATAGCTATGGCGTGTGAAAACAGATTGATTGAGCTAAATAGAAATAAAGTAAGAAGATTTACAAACGAAGATCAAAAGTCAGAATTTGCCAATGATGTTGGCATGGAGTTTGTCTCATCTTTGCAGGAAAAAGCGATACGATGGGGTTTGTAAATGAGCTTTTTCAAGAAATTTTTTAAAGCTCTTCAAGACCCAGCTACTTTGATTCAAGCGGCTGTCTTAGCCTACTTTGCGCCAGGTACATTTTTCGTCAATTTTGCTATTTTTGCGGCAACTTCAGCCGCCGCTACAGCTTTACAGCCAACTCCAGAGATTCCCAATCTATCTGGCTACGGTGATTTTGTAAGTGAGTCCACAAACAGAACACAAATGATTAAACAGCCAGCGCAACCTAGAAGGGTTGTCTATGGTGAGGTAAGGTTATCTGGCACACTTGTTTTTGCACAAACAACAAACTCAGACCAAGATTTGCATTTATTTATAGCTCTTGCTGGACATGAAAT